AATTAGAGCAGGCGTTAACCGAGGCTAAAGAATTTGTGCATAAGGAGGTAGAGTTTAAAACTAAGCTGCTTAATGTTTGGACCGACACAGCACAAACTTGGATTAGTGACAGCCTTTGGAAAGTTTGCGACGGCGAGGACGAACTAGAGGGCGAGGTTTGCTACGGCGGCTTGGACTTAGCAAGCACGGGCGACTTTTGCGCTTTCTCGCTTTTCTTCCCAATCCTTAACGCAGTGCGAACCTGGTATTGGCTTCCTGCTGAGAGTGCATACAAACGCAAGGACGCAGCCGGGGCATCAATTCGCCAATGGGCAGCCGACGGCTTTATAGAATTAACCGAGGGCAACGTTACAGATTACGCTTTCATCAAAGCCCGCATTATTGAACTAGCGCAGCGTTACGATATCAAAGACATTGCGTTCGACCGATTCAATGCGTCGCAACTTGTAATCGAATTGCAAAACGAAGGGCTTTCCATGTTTCCTTTTGGCCAGGGGTTTGTTTCAATGTCGGCACCCACCAAAGAGATGGAGCGGCTTGTAAAAGATAACATGCTACGCCACGCAGGCAACCCAGTTACTCGTTGGATGATGGGCAACATTTTGCTTATGCAGGACCCAGCGGGAAACATTAAGATCAACAAAGCAAAGAGCGGCGATAAAGTCGATGGTCCTGTTTCGTTAGTGATGGCAATAGGCACGGCCATGCAAGATGCTGCCAAAGAAAAAAATACAGATTTTTGGTTTGTTAGCTTATGAAATTTCTAGACGACTACATGCAAGTTTATTACAACAACCTCCCGAAATATCGGACCTATGAGGACGCGTACAACGCCACAGAGGAAAAGTATTTTGGCAAGTTTGGCGTGAGGCGCTATAAAAACTATGATGTATTTCGGGCGGCACTTTCTAGATGGCTTAGCCAAGGACGGAATAAATAAGATTTGTTAACACATAAAATTTAACCTAGTTGTAATTTGCACCCGATGAATTTAAGATTCTGGCAGCCACGTAAGGAAAAGCGCAGTTCACTGTCGCAGCCAACCGATTGGCTTATTAATACGTTACAAAATGTTTTTGGATATCAAACAAAAAGCGGCCAAGCTGTTAACGATCGCACGGCTTTATCTATCGCGTCAGTGCACGCGTGCGTTAGAGTTATTGCAGACGGTATTGCGGGGCTTTCTCTAAAGCTCTACAAAGACGACGGCACTAACCGCGAGCAGGTCGTGGTTCACTACGCCACTGCATTGGTTAACGAGCCTAACGCCTATCAAACCAAATACGATTTTACAAAATACATGGTTAGCCACTTGGCGCTAAAGGGTAACGCTTACGCATTCATTAATCGGGATGCTCGCTACCTTGGCATCGAGTTGCACCCGATTGCACCTGATTACGTTACGCCAGTGATGCAGGACGGGCAACTGTTCTACAAAGTAAACCAAAAAGGAATCCCAGGCATGGTGCCTGCTTCCGACATGTTGCACTTTAAAGGCTTGTGTGGTGATAATCCCCTGGTCGGTTTGTCGCCCATCGTGGTGCACGCCGAAACCTTGGGCATTGATCTAGCAGCAATTAGCCAAAGCGCTGGGGTTTATAAAAACGGCGTTTTGAAATTCTTGTTAACATCCGACGCGCAGATTAAGCCTGAGCAAGCAACCCCATTAAAGAAATCTTTAGACGATGTGATAGACGGGGCAAGCCGTTCCACTGTTTTGCCTAACGGCATCAAGATGGAAAAGCTAAGCCTGTCACCTGAAGAGGCGCAGTATTTAGAGACTCGCAAATTTTCTGCAGAAGAAATTGCCCGCATTTTCGGGGTGCCCGCTTCCATGATTGGCGCAAAAGACGGCATCAAGTCTAGCGTTGAGCAGGAATACCAAGACTTTTACGCTCGCACTTTGGCATCTTATGCCATCAACATCGAGCAGGAATTGGCCCGCAAGCTGTTAACAGAAAACGACAAGCTAACGTATTACTTTAAATTTAACTTTAATTCGCTGCTTAGAGCATCCGCCAACGAGCGAGCAGATTATTATAACAAGGGCATCCGCGGCGGTTGGCTCTCTAGAAACGAGGCCCGGATGTTTGAAGATGCAAACGGATTTGATGGCGGCGACGAATACCTAATCGAATCAAATCTTATGCCGTCAAGTAAAATCGATGCTTACATGGATGCCAAGATAGCGCAGCTAATGAGCACAGCCGACAAGAACAACAACCCAGAGGGAACCAATAACACCGAAGTAATCTAATGAAACAAGAAAGGCGCACATTTACGGGCACCGTTATAGCCAGAGCCGAAGGCGAAGGTATGCCGAAAGTAATAGGCGGCATTGCTGCCGTTATTAACTCAGTTACCGACCTCGGTTATTTTGAGGAAGTAATTGAAGCGGGAGCGTTTGACTATGCACTCGGCAAAGAATACGACATTCGATGTCTATTTAACCATGAAGCCGAGTTAATTTTAGGCCGCACTAAAGCAAGCACCTGCAACGTGTTTGTGAATGCCGATGGGAATTTGGAGTATACATGGGTCCCAGACTACGAGAACCCTACGCATATGTCAGTAGTGCGCAGCATTATGCGCGGCGACATTACGCAGAGCAGCTTTGCCTTTACTATTAAGGAGCAGAAGTGGAGCGAGTCTACCAAATACGGAAGCATGGGCAAGCGCACGATTACAATGATCGAGGATCTGTACGACGTGAGCCCAGTAACCTATCCCGCTTATGCTGACACCGAAGCCGACGCTCGCAGCGTTGTTGCCTTGCGTGATCAGGAGCGTGAAATTGAAGAAGCCAAAAGAAGCCAAGCGGCTGCCGATGTTTTAAAATTGGCGCTGCTTAGATACGAAAACCTTTAAAACAAAATTAAAACCATGAATAAAATTAAAGCCCTAAAAGAAGAGCGTGGACGTTTGCTCGGCGAATTGTCTACCTTGCAAACAACCATCGAGCGCGAAGCGCGTTCTATGGCTGACACTGAAACCAACCGTTTGAGCGAAATCGAAGCCCGTTTGGGTGCGATCAAAGCTGAGGTTGAAACCTTGGAAAAGTTGCAAAACCTTGCAGCCCAAGCCGCTGGACATTCTGCTAGCCGTTCAGAAGAAAAAGAAAAGTCAGAAATGGCTAAAGAGTACAGCTTTAAGCGTGCTATTGACTTGGCCGTGACTGGTCGTCGCGAAGGTGTTGAAGGTGAATTTTCTGCTATTGGTGCTGAAGAGTTCCAACGTTCAGGCGTTAGCGTTTCTGCTCACTCTATTAAAATCCCTTCTCAAGTTTTCAAACGTGACATGTCTGTAACTGGCGGCACTAACGGCAGCGAAGGTGGTGTAAACGTTCAAACTTCTGTAGGTTCTATCATTGACGTGTTGTTGCCTAAGACTGTATTGCGCGGTTTGGGTGTTCAGCAGTTGAGCGGATTGGTTGGTAACTTGGACATGCCTACTGCTAGCACTGTACCTTCTGCAGGTTGGAATACTGAAAACGGATCTGCTACTGAAAAGAGCCCTGCGTTTTCTAAGGTTACATTTAGCCCTAAGCGTTTGGCTGCTTATATCCAGGTTTCAAATCAGTTGTTGCTCCAGTCTAGCAACTCTATTGACCTTTATGTTCGTAACTGGTTGTTAAATGCTATGGCTCAATCTTTGGAAACTGCTGCTATCAAAGGTGGTGGATCTAACGAGCCTACCGGTATCATCGCCAACGCAAACGTAAACGTTACTTTTGCAGGTGGTGCAACTTCTAACGCTACCAACGCTAACGGTATCGCTCCAGTTTGGGCCGATGTTGTTAACTTGATGAAAGCGGTAGAAAACGCCAACGGTGACGGTGTTGCTTACTTGACTAACCCAAAGGTAAAAGCTGCTTTGCAGACTATTCCACGTCAAACTTCAGGTGTTGAAGGTAACTTCATCTGGCCTGCAGGCGGTATGGACTTGAACGGTTACCAGGTTGCCACTTCTACTTTGGTGCCTTCTAACTTGTCTAAAGGTTCTAGCAGCACATTGTCTGCAATGATCTTCGGAGACTTCTCTAAAATGGCTATCGCCTCTTTCGGTGGTGGTATGGAGTTGACAGTTGACCCTTATAGCGGCGCAACTGCTGGCTTGACCAACGTTGTTTTGAACGCTTACATGGATGTAAACTTGTTGCAACCTACTGCGTTTGCTGTCTGCAAAGACATTGTAGCCTAATATTCTGCCCGCTCGGGGGCGTAAAAGTTCCGAGTGCTAGGGGTGGTCTTGACTGCACTGCCCCTGGGCCAATATGAAAGTGAGATTTACAGCAAACCCTACAGGGCAATTTAATCTAAGTTACAACGTAGGCGAAGAAGTAATTTTGGAAACCAAGCAGGCCATGCTTTTAATCGAGGCGGGCGTTGCTGAAGAGATTGCAGTATTGACGCCAACCAAAAAGAAGGCAAAACCCGTTAACCCTGAAACCGAACTAGACGCAGAATAATGTTTATCAGCCGCCGTTATACCGCCTTTGCAAATGTTGCAACCGATTACTTAAGTTTAGCGGATGCTAAGAGCCATTTGCGTGTTACATCGTCATCAGATGACACCTATATTTCGGGGTTGATTTCTATGGCAATCGAAGCCTGCAGCAATTACCTTGGATATTCTATACGCAAAGGAACTGCTAAGTATGGTTTTGACGCGTATACAGGCTCTCCTGCGATGGTAAACCCCATTAACGGCACCAATATACCGAGCGGTAATTATCTGCGCTTAAACACGCGTTGTTTGTCTGTGGTTTCTGTAAGTTATGTAAACGATTCACAAGCCGTTACTGCATTTGATTCAGCCTCGTGGTTGGTTTCACCTGATCCGATGGGCAGTTATTCAAGAAATATCTTTTTTGAAGATGCGCCGAGCTCTATTACTGACGACACAATTAAGTACATTGTTGAGATTACAGAAGGGTTTAACCCGGTTGGCACGGCATCGGTTGACCCCGATACAATTTTTCCTGCAACTATTAAGCACGCGGCCCTTTTATTGGTGGCTCAATACTACGATAACAGACAGGCCATTGTAACGGGAACCATTCAAACAGAAATGAGTTTAGGTTTCCATTACCTTTTGGACCCGTACAAAATCCAAATCATGATCTAATGAATGCAGGATTAATGGATGTGCTGGTGAGCTTGCAAAGCTACACCGAAACAACAGACGCAAACACCGGGGAGAAACTGCAAACGTGGACCGAATACGCAACCGCCTGGGCGCAGCGTGTAGAAGCTGAAAGCGGTAATGAAAACGTAAACGCCGACAGACGCGAACACAAACAAATTGTTAATTACACAGTGCGTTATAACGGTGACATAAGCGTTAAGCATCGCGTTGTTGAGAATGGCATTGCTCACAACATTGTTAACATTGCCAACCTACAGCGCAATTTATATTTGAAACTACAAACTGAGGTTACACTGTAATGGCAAACAAACGCGAAACTAAAATGGATGGGCTTGCTGAAGTTATTGCAGCATTGGAAAAAATGGGCGTTGATGTGAAGTCTGAGAAACTTCAGAACATGATAAAAAAAGAATCTCAGTGCATCATTGACACGGCCAAAAGTTTGGCACCTGTTAAGACTGGCAACATGCGCGATTCAATTGGCTTCATTACCAAAATGGATAAGGATAACAGGGAGCGTGTATTGATTGGATTGAGTAATAATTATTACAATCACTATTTAGGCGTAATGTTTGAATATGGCACCGCTGAACGCTTCCAAACAAATGGCCGTCATACCGGGGTAATTAGTAAATCGGCTCATCCATTTATGCGCCCAGCGCTAGACCAAAATAAAAACAAAGTAACTGAGGGAATTATTAAAGGCGTAGACAAAATACTACGCGACCTAGCAAAGAAAAATAACTTAATATATAAATAACCATGGCAACTACTGGACTAGTAAACGGCACGCTTATTAGCATCTATAAAGATGTTAGCGGCACATTGACTAAAATCGCTAACGCGACATCTCACAGCATCGACATTTCAAAAGACATGATTGATGTTACTAACAAAGACAGCGCAGGCGCAAAGGAATTTATTGCGGGCGAGTACGGCTACACTTTAAATGTAGAGGGAATTTTTGAAGAGGACGCAAGCGTAAGCACGCAGGGCCAATCTTTTAAAGACATCCTAGCCGACTTGTTAGCGGGTACTTCTGTAACTGTTGTAATGACTACCAACAGCAGCGGCGACCAAAAAATGACTGGCTCAGCATTCTTTAGCAGCTTGTCATTGAGCGCCCCCAATAACGACAAAGCAACTTTCACTGGCACCTTGCAAGGTACTGGGGCTTTGACTGTTGGCACAGTGTAATAATTCTTTTACTATATTTGTGCCATGAGCACAGAAATTAAAATAGGGGGTGCTAGTCATCCCCTTTTGTTTAACATGAATTCGCTGCGCAATGTGATGCAGCTTGCAGGCATGGAATCGTTTGCAGATCTAAACATGCAAAAGGACCTGGCCAAGTCTATGGACTTTGCACTATCCTGCGCATTTTACGGCATTGTTGAAGGCTACGAAGCCAAGGGCGAAAAAACACCGTTTAAAACTGTTGACAAATTAGGCGCAGCTATTCGGAAGTTTTCCGAGTTAGCCCCTGCACTTGACGCGTTTACTGCTGCGGTTACTGATTTCTTTTCTAGCGACGAGCCAGAGGGAAAGTAACAGCCAAGGGCGACAGCGCCCCGCTTACTTGGCGCAAAATTGAGCGCATTAGTTATGGAGAACTTGGGCTAAGTGAGGCCGAGTTTTGGAAATGCACGCCCCACTTTTGGCGGTTAAAACTTGAGGGCATGCGTGAGGCGCAGACGCAAGCCTATAGAAACCAGTGGGAAATTACACGCTGGGCCGTTGCCACAACCATGGCACCACACCTGAAAAAACCCATCGAGCCCAAACGCTTGTTAACTTTTCCTTGGGAGGAGCGCGACTATATTAGTATAGAGGAGGCAGTTAAGTTATATTCGCATGTCTTTGATAAACTTACACCAGACGCGATAGCATGAGCGCCCCCATTAAAATAGCCTACAACATCCTCAGCAATTACTCAGCGCTCACGGCGTTAGTTAGCACAAGGATAAACCCGTTACGAATTCCGCAAGAGTCTGCATTCCCTGCGATCAGTTACAACCTTGTCAGCGTTATTACTAGCCCCACAAATACGAGCCACAGCCGTACAGACTTTGCACGGGTGCAGGTTAATTCTTTTGGCACTACATTCGCAAGCGCTACGGCGGTCGCTGAGCAAGTAAGGGCAGCGTTTGAGGCTGCTACATTGCCAGCAACTTTTAACGGCGTTAAATGCCAAACAATAGAACTAGACAGCGAGGTACAGCTAACCGACGACGAAGCGGGCTTTGCTGGAATTTACCAAGTTTCTCAGGACTTTATAATTAATTATACTAGATAATGGCAAGGTCTTTAAACATAGTTATCGGTGCAGACATTGAAAAGCTGCAGAAAGGTTTTAACGATGCCGTTAGTGTAGTTCAGTCGAGCGGCAAGAAGATGAGCGAGGCGGCCGCAGAAACTGCCAAAAGTATACAGGATAGGCTTGCGTCTATTGCCACAAAGAACCCGACGGCCGGAACTGTTAGGCAGTTGACAAACCTAGCTATGGAAGCCAGGGCTTTGGGTCCTGAGTTTGCCGGGGTTGCTAATCAAATTATACAGCAAGCAGGTAGAATTAAGGATAGCATCGGCGATGCACGGGCTGAGGTTGGATATTTTGCTAGTGACACTAGAAGGCTCGATGCGGTAATAGGAACGGTCCAAGCCATTGGCGGGGCTTATCAAGTAGTAGAGGGCGCTACTGCATTGATGGGAGTTGAGAGCGAGAACCTACAGAAAACAATGGTGAAGCTACAAGCGGCCATGGCTGTAGTGACTGGGTTGCAAGAAATACAAAATTTGCTGCAAGAAGAAAGCGCAGCAATGCAGGGCTTACTTGCTTTGCGGACCACAGTGTTAACTGCTGCACAAACGGCTTACGCTACCGCAGTAGGAACAGCCACGGGGGTACAAAGAGCATTTAACTTAGCAATGGCAGCAGCGCCTTGGGCATTAGCAGCCACAGCATTGGCCGCTATTGTTATAGCAGTAGGTAACTACCAAGACAGAATAAAGAAAGCGGCAGAGCAGCAAAAGTTATTTAACGAAATAAATAGCGACACCCTAAAGAATTTCGAGGAGGAGGTTAAAAGCGTTAGCGGTTTGTTAGCCGTAGTTAATAACCATAACGCTAGTATGGTAGAGCGCAAAAATGCGCTTGCTGAAATACAAAAAATTTACCCAGACTTTTTAGCAAACCAAAACCTAGACAAGGTCGGCAGCGAAGAGTTAAAAACTGCGACTACCAATTTAACAAACGAAATTTACAAGCAAGCCAAAGCCAAGGCTGCGTTCGCCAAGTTGCAGGAACTCAGCGCCAAAATGCTGGAATACGAACTAGGAAAACAGCAGGCTCAACTTTCTACGCAAGCCGAAATAAATAGACTCTATGCAAGCGGGGCAAGTCCTGCGCAAGTGCAGAAGTTTATAGAAAGCCAAAAGAATGTAGGCACAATAGCAGAACAAAACGCGGCTAAAATTCAGTCGCAAATTGACGCTATTATAAACATGAGTAACGCGCAGGGCTTAAGCCTTACGCCAGTTACTAAAGCCACTACTGCAATTAAAGAACAGACTAAGGCAGTAGAAGGTTTAACAACAGCACAAACAAACCAAGCCGCTGCGCGTACATTAGGCACGCCCCAGTTTGGCGCAGGGGCTCCAACTATTGAGGCCTTTGCCGCAGTCACTGGCCCAATGCAACAATATGCCCCAGTCCTAAAGCAAGCCACTGGCGAGCAGATTGCTATAATGAGCGACTACGAGCAGAGAATGACAGAGGCGGCGGGCGCTATTAATAACGCTTTTAACAGCATGACAGCCGAAGGGGTTGAGGCATTCGGCGACATGATTGGCGGAATACTGAGCGGGCAAATTACTAGCTTCGACGACTTTGGTAAAGCCTTGCTAGGTTCTGTTGCTAAGTTTATGCGGGCCTTTGGTACTGCATTGATTGCAACGGCTACCGCGTCGAAAGCCTTTAAAGAGTTTATTTTAAAGCGGCCCGAAATTGGTATTGCAGCAGGTATAGCATTGGTGGCAGGCTCGGCAGCTATTAGCGGCATGCTTAAGAAAGGGCCACAGCCTACCGCATTTGCTGAGGGCGGAATTGTTAGCGGTCCTACTTTGGGCTTAGTTGGTGAATACCCTAACGCTAGGAATAACCCAGAAGTTATAGCGCCGTTAGACAAACTTAAAGGCATGCTAAAAACTGGAGACAATAGCAGCGGCTTTGTGGCAAGCACTACCATAGCAGGCCGAGACTTGGCAATAGTTTTAGAGCGTTATAATAAAGACAGCAAACGGGGTTAATGGCACGCAAGTATTATGGCTCGTTTTTGAGCATCGAAAATATAGAGTACAGAGTAGAACTCTGGGACGGGGCCACTGGCTCAAGTGCTAACAACTTCGCAAGCCGCTACGCTACCAGAGTAACAGCAGCAGGAGGCTACCAAGAGGGCGAAACTTGTTTACTAGAAAAGTTACTAGAACTAGAGGACGCCACAGAATTAACCCTAGCAGGCGACGGCTTTACTATTGAGCGCCAAGGTCAGGGTAATACTTATTACGAAAACTTTTGCAGGCCTAGTAGAATTTCGACTAACTGGGTAATGCCTAGCGACACTGTGAGAAATGCTTTTATAGCTATTGCCAACAGTCAGGAGAACCGCTACGCTATTGTCGTTTATAGAGCAGACGCGCTCTACTATGTGGGCCGAGTGGTTGCAGACCAAGCCGACTACTTACGCGAAAGCATTAACGGGGCGCCAGTGTTTGACTTGGTGGCTGTTGACTCGTTAAACTTGTTAGAGGGATTTTTTGTAAGCCCCGACTGGTTTACTGACTCATTGGCCACGGGCTTAGACATAGTGCGTAAGTCTTTGGAACTTTGCGGACTTGACGACTACTGGACTGCCTTGGGCGAGAATACCTACCTACGCGACGGGGTTACAATGTATGACACCGCGCAGGCAAGTTACAAAGGGCTAGCCAATACTAAGTTTAACCTGCTTAGTTTTTACAATAGCTTCGACCCTTTCGCTGATGTTCAATTTATTGACACTACCGACCCCTTTGAGGCTGGCACAAATATAGACTTACTAACTTGCAAGCAGGCCATAGAGCAAGTGCTAAGCATTTACGGCAGTCGCATTACATTAGAAAGCGGGGCGTTTTGGATTTTACCAGACGACGCCTATAACGCTACTAACTTAACTACTAGAATTTACAACGCTGCGGGCACCTACCAAAGCAATGGCAGCACAGCCCACGCCGTTAGCCTTGCTGCTAATGTAAGGCCACAGTGGGAAGCCAAGCCAACGCTAACCTACCAACCACCAGTTAGGGCCGTCGATGTTATAGAGGAAAGGCAAAACGCTATATTTGTTTTAAGGACCGAGCCAGACAATAACAGTATTGAG